AAATACACACGTAAAAGGACCTGAATGCATTCCGTGGCGACAAGAAAGCGGAGCACAGAGGGAGTAATATATGGCGGATAAAACACCGGTACGAGTAGTCTTTAATTCATCTAACGTGGCCACTGGAATGGCAGAATTCCAATCGGGAGAAACTGTACCCGTTGCAAATGGCGGAACAGGTCTAGCATCAATTGGATCAGCAGGACAAGTTCTCAGGACCAATGCGGCAGGAAATGCCTTAGAGTTCGCAACACTAGAAGATCTTGCAGACATTATATCAGTTGGATCGACATTGACAGCACCGTCAAACGCTGATTTCAACATAACCACGGCCGGCACTGGTAACATAGTGCTTAATGATTTAACCATCAGCGATAACACCCTTTCAACCAACAGATCCAACGATGATCTTAACATCAACGCCAGTGGTACAGGAACAGTGGTTCTTGAGAACCTTAAAATAGGTTCAAGTGGATCTACCGTAACAACGATACTAGATGAGGACAACATGTCTTCAAACAGTGCCACTTCATTGGCAACACAACAATCTATCAAGGCTTATGTTGACAGCGAGGTATCAGCAGTAAGCACCACATCAATATCAACAGGTGACAGCAACGTAACAGTTGTTGACTCAGGGACAGGAAATGTAACAATAGAAGTTGATGGCACAGACAGAATTACAACAGTTGCGGCAACTACCACCACAGCGACAGGGCACAGTCTTGTTATAGGTGCGGGTAGCACTAGTACGGCAGGTCAGATTAAATTTTTAGAGGGAACAGATAACGGTACCAACGGGGCGACCTTGATTGGTCCAGCGGCGACGGCAGACGTAACAGTCACACTGCCAGCGGCCACTGACACACTAGTAGGTAAAGCAACAACAGATACATTTACAAACAAGACCATAGATGCAAACGGCACAGGAAACTCCATAACAAATCTTGAAGTGGCGGATCTAGCATCTGGTGTGTTAGACACAGACATTACCAGCGTATCAGGATCAGATGACACTTTAGCATCTGCTAAAGCGATCAAGACGTACGTAGATGCACAGGTTACAGCATCGGACTTAGACTTTGCTACAGACGATTCAACAGCATTGAGCATAGACCTCGATAGTGAAAGTTTACAAGTTTCGGGTGGAGCAAACATTTCAACAAGTGGTTCTGCCAACACGATCACAATAGCATTAGATACCAGCCTATCAGGCCTGTCATCTGTTACATCAACAGCATTAGTTACAAACAATATTTCATCTTCGGATTCAACAGCAGTAAGAATCGACGATGCACTAAACGTTGACGGTGCATTAGACGTTGGTGCAGGGTTCACTATAAGCAATACCACATCAATCACTTCTATACTCGATGAAGATGCTATGGGTTCAGACAGTGCCACTGCGTTAGCAACACAGCAGTCAATTAAAGCATATGCAGATACTAAAGCAGTCCTAACAGGATCAACAAATAACCAGATAACAACTGTCACAGGTGCCCATGCATTCCAAGGTGAAGCAAACTTAACTTTTGATGGGTCAACACTTGCGTTGACTGGTGCGGCAACAATAACAAACACAAGCACCGACGACTCATTATTAATTACAAGCACAGAAGACTCAAACAGTGCGGGACCTGTTATCACATTAAAAAGAAACAGTTCAAGTCCAGCGGACGCTGACTACCTAGGTAGGATCAAATTCAAAGGTGAGAACGACGCAGACCAAGAGGTACAGTATGGTTCAATATCAGGCAAGATCACAGATGCATCAGATGGAACAGAAGACGGTGCGATAGAATTCAATGTTAAGAAGGCGGGATCCAATAATATCGCTATGAGGATCAACAGCGACGAAGTAAAATTATTAAATGGTACAGGTATTGACGTTGACGGCATCTCGGTTCTCGATGGCGTCACGATCACTGACAACACTATATCAACCAACGAATCAAATTCACCTTTAGAACTTAAAGCAAACGGCACAGGAGCAGTAAAAGTTGTATCTGGTGGCGTCACATTTACATTACCTACTACAGATGGAAGTGATGGAGATGTGCTCAAGACTGATGGTTCAGGAACATTAAGTTTTGCTTCAAGCACAACAACCGCATCAGATGATACAAGGGCAGTGGTTAAAAATAACAAATCAGTGGGTAGTTCTGCAAGAACTATCGATTACTTCCAGGCCACAAGTGCTGACGCGGCTTTTTACTTTGTTGCGTTAAGTGATTTGACCAATGACCATTCTAGTGCGTCAATATTCACTGTCGCACACAACAACACAGATGCATTCATAGGTGCACCTAGGGGAGGTGCATCAGGGACTGACAATTCACTACCAAACACAACGGCTGATATATCAAGTGCCCAAGTGAGGGTGAAAGTAACGGCACCAAGTGCAGATTCTAAGTTAAGTTATTACAAAATTCCATTATCAACAGCGAACACATCTAACGCTACATCAGGTGTCACTGTCACAACTTCAAATACCGACGTTGACTCCGCTTCGGAAAGCATAGACACGTTTGCCCATGCATCATTCAGAGCGGCAAAATACTTGATATTAGTAGACAACGACAGTAAAACTGAAACAGGTGTCGTAGAAGCGTTGGTTGTACACAATGGAACCAATGCATTTATAACACAGTTTGGTAACGTCAACTCCGGCAATCATGATAAGATTGTTTTGTCAGCGGCCATAAGCGGAAGCAACGTTGTGGTTTCAGCGGCAGGTAACGAACCAAACTTGTCACTAAAGATACATAAAACTTTATTAGCAGACTCCATGACAGCAGTGGAAAATGCCAATCAAAAAATCATAGGAGCAACAACTGTCAGTTCAAGTGTCACAGCGTTAGACGACTTCGATCTGGATGATGCCACAGCCGCAGTTTACTACGTGGTGGGAGGAAATTCCAGTGAAGGTGCTTTTAGTGTGCAAGAAGTTTACTGTGCAGGTGCACCAGGAGAGGCCTCGGTATCACAGGGTCCATTTGTTTCAACAAAAGGAACTTCACAATTATCTTTTACAGCGGCATTCAAGTCAGATGCTGACAATAGTCTACAATTGAGCGTGGCATCAACATCGGGTGGATCTACAACGGTTAATGCGTACAGAATCAACTGTCTAGCAGAATAATATTACCAAAACAGCATAAATACAGTTTAAATTAACAATCATGCGGGAGATATGGAACCATGACAACAAGAAACTTTAGAGTAAACAACGGATTAGAAGTTGGTGATATCACGATATCAGCAAGTGCTAACACCATCACAGGTCTAGCCACAGCGGCACCAAGTGCAGACGGTGACGTGTCAAACAAGAAATACGTAGACGATTCGATCGCGGCGATTTCAACAACAGCAATCACACAAGGTAACAGTAACGTAACAGTGACTGACTCGGGCACAGGTGCGATAACAATATCAGCAGACGGTACAGAGACATTCAACTCTGCGGTAGCGGCAACAACAATCACTGCCACGGGTGCAATCAACCTTTCACCAGGAACAGACGTTGTAATCCCTGCCAACAAGGGTATAACATTTGGTACAGGTGAGAAGATCGAAGGTGACAGCACGGACCTTACTGTTACTTCAGGTGCTAAAATCAATCTAGCGGCAACATCAGACGTACACGTTCCACAAAACGTTGGAATAGTTTTTGATGCCAACGGAAGTGAAAAAATTGAATCAGATGACACAGACCTTACAGTGACATCAGGTGCCAAAATCAATCTTACAGCGACATCAGATGTACACATTCCACAAAACATAGGTTTAGTATTTGATGCCAATGGAAGTGAGAAGATAGAATCTAATGACACAGACCTTACAATCAATTCTGGAGCAAAGATCAATCTTACAGCGACATCAGATGTACACATTCCAAAAAACATAGGTATAGTTTTTGATGACAACGCAAGTGAGAAGATTGAATCAAATGACACGGATCTAACAATCAGTTCTGGTGCAAAGATCAAACTTACAGCCACATCAGACGTAGAGATTCCAAACAACGTGGGAATAGCATATGGTACAGGTGGTGAGAAGATTGAGTCTGACGGAACTGACTTGACTGTGACATCAACAGGTGTGTTGAATCTTACAGCAACAGGTGACACGGCAATCACCAACAACGCGACAATTGGTGGTAACCTTGTGTTGACAGGTAACTTGACTGTAAACGGTAACACTTCAACAGTCAGTTCAACAAACACAACAATAGCAGACAACATCATAGAATTGAACACAGGTATATCAGCATCAAGCAATGATGCAGGTATCATCATCGAGAGGGGTTCAACAGGTAACAACGCGGCAATCATCTTTGATGAGTCAGCAGACAAGTTTGCAATGGGTTTAACAACTTCAACAGCGGCTGACAAGTCGGGTGGTATAACAGTATCAACAGGTACGCTTTTAGCAAACCTAGAAGGTAATGTGACTGGTGACGTAACAGGTACTGCTAGTTTGGCAACAAACGTGACAGTAGCAGACGAAAGCAGTGATACAAGTTGTAACGTACTTTTTGTTACAGCGGCCACTGGAGATTTGGCTCCTAAGGCAGGAACCAACTTGACGTTCAACAGTAGTTCGGGTGTGCTTACCGCAACAGGATTTGCTGGTGCTTTAACAGGTAACGTAACAGGTACAGCAGATGTTGCCACAGCAATTACAGCCGCGGATGAGAGTTCAGATACTTCTTGTAATGTACTTTTTGTTACAGCGGCCACTGGAGATTTACCTCCTAAAACAGGAACTAATCTAACTTTCAACAGTAGTTCAGGCGTGCTTACTGCAACAGGATTTGCTGGTGCTTTAACAGGTGATGTAACAGGTAATGCTGACACGGCCACAGTTGCTACTACGGTCACAATAACAGACAACGAAAGCACAAACGAAAACAATCCAATTGTATTTGTTGCAGGTGGAGACTTAGACGGTGGTAACTTAGGATTAGAATCAGATGGCACAGCCACATACAATCCAAGCACAGGTAAGATAACTGCTACAGGATTTGTAGGTGACTTGACAGGTACAGCATCAGCGGCACAGTATTCTGACGTTGCTGAAAGATTTGCATCTGACACAACATACGAACCAGGAACAGTTGTTGCACTAGGTGGCTCAGAAGAGATCACACAGGTTAACGAAGAAGGATCAGACGAAGTGTTTGGTGTTGTTTCTAGTTTAAAACAAGCGGCTTTCAAAATGAACGCTGGAGCAGGTGACGATGATACACACCCATACATCGCAATGACGGGTAGGGTAAATGTCAAAGTTATCGGCACAGTGAACAAAGGTGACAGACTTATATCTGCATCAGTCCCGGGTTATGCGAAAGCGGCCACAAAAGCGGAATGCACAGCATTCAACGTGATTGGTAGAGCTCTTACAAGCAAAACTATTGCTGGTCAAGGATCAGTATTAGCGGCAGTGAGAGTTAGCCACTAGTAAATACCTATACTTTTTAGTAGAATCAAAAGGCGGCTTTCGGGTCGCCTTTTTTTTAGACTATAAGATCCAAGATAGTTTGTAGTTTTCCTTTGATACTTTTATTGTTCAAAGTATTTTTGAGGCCCATGTGTAAGTTCTTGGGCCAACATTCAAATGCGGTCCAACAGTATCCAGAATGTTCATCATTGAGTTTGGGTATGAATTCTGCATCAATGGCTACGAGATACGTGTGGAAGAAGAACTTCTGATCGTTCGATGTGAACATCTCTAATGGAATTACTTTCTTGAACTTGGGTAAACTGCCCGTCTCCTCCTCTATTTCACGCTTCAAACCTTCGAATGCACTCTCCGTGAATTTACTCTTACCGCCTACCAATCCCCACATGCCCTGTGTCTTCCGATCGGTCCTCTGTAAAAACAGGAAACGTTTGGTGCCGGTTGCATAGAACAGGGCACCTGAACAGACTATATTTTCTTTCATGATATATTATAACAACTATGGGGTCGTAGCGTCAAGGCTTGAGTTGTATCCTGGATCTGCTCCACCGTCGAGTACTATGCTCCAATTACCTTGTGTGTACACGCCCTCGTATGATTTTACCCATTCCGTGCCATTGAATCTGTACTGAATACCCGTGTTCAAGTTGGTAACATAATGTTGTGTTGAATCGGGGTTGCTGGCATCAAATGCCACATTCCATTTTGATGTGGAACTGTTGTATTCTATGATGTCGCCAACACTGGCCACTAGTGTACCCCATGTTTGACTCTGGAAACTGGCCGTGCTGTCTCCAACGTCATTGATCACCAAATACCTATCGCCATTAGCAGGTGTGCCTGGATCAAAGGTTGCAGGATTTATGATCTTCTTGACCGCTGTCAGCGAATTGCTTGGTATTGTGTCTCCGTCTATTGTGTATAATAAAATTGTATCATCCAGAGATGTGGTTGCGATTGTGCCAACTATCTCGTTCCCGTTTGGTTGTGTCAATCTTATCTGTGATGTGCCATTCGTTACTTTTCCGTACTGATCTAACAGCACCTTCCAGTTTACCGCTGGACCAAAGGTCTCAAAAGGATCAAAGTTGTTGGGTTCGTTGGCGCCTGTTTGGAATCCGTCTCCTCCTGATTTGACATTTGTACCTGTCGAACCAAGCAATCTTAATTGATTCCCAGTGACTAATAACCCAAAATTGTTTGGTGTAATATAACTTCTTGACACCAGTCCACCATCTATCAATCCTTTCGCTATACCGCCATCGTCGTCGAATATGCTCATTATAATCTTTTGAACAACACCTAATTTCTTAACTTTGACCGGCGGTGATAACCATATTGGCATACTAAACTGTAGTGTTGCGACATCAATTTCTGAATCTGCACCTACCGGAATAGTTCTCGAACTAAATGTAATATTACCTAACTCGATATAACTTAAACTGGTCCAGTCAATGTAGTTGTCTGTTTTTTGTATCTCAAAATCTGGGTTGAACAAGTATAGTATCTGTTCTAGTATCTGCAGTTTTTGGTCTGTGTTCGATGAAAAAATATCCGCTGTTACTTCCAATCTAAATGGCGAAGGCATCACTTTCTCAACTGTGTATCCAGCACCCAACTGATTTGTGTAGTTGCCATCAGAATCAACGTCTCTTTCCCTTAGGTGTTGCTTTTCTATATGATAAGGATTTTGCATCCTTTCCCTGTCATAGTTAAGTTCTCGCACATAACAAGCAATCTTTGGTGCATAGTTGAGTGCATTCTCACTGTTGTTCCTGATGATGTTGGCAACCTGTCTTGTTGGATCACCGTACACCACAGGTACTGCTCTTAAATTCACGGCTCCGTCACTGCCCCTGCCTGTCTCCACAGAGAAGTTGCTCAAAATCCTGATGAATTGCGTAAGAAATTTCCTAACCTGTCCTTCGTAAAAATGTAGCATTTTTAATTGTCAGCCTTTGGTTTCAATGCATCGGTCAATGACTGTCTCTGTTTGACAGTTAAACCATTTATAGTCGATTCTGTAGCATTGTTAACGAAACTTGTTTTGTAGTTTCCTCTAGAATCATTGTTAGTTGTAGTTATTCTCACACTGTCCTCAATTTTTACCCATCTGGCTCCATCGTATCTAAACAACCTGTTGGGCAAGAAATCTGTCCTCAAGAAGTAGTCACCTGTGTCTACGCCTGTTGTCGGAAATGTTATACCAAACCCTGCAGGATTTCCGTTGGGTGCAACACCATCACCGTCCAGGTAGAATCCATAATGTGAACTTGCTGGTGTGTCTATTGTTGCATTAACAGTATTATCACTACTGGCCCTTTGTTCTTCTGTGTTGACATTTTCTGTACGTATGTTACCCCTCTCATCGATAGGTGCAACGTAGTATTGTTTGTAGTTGAATCCTGCCTTTGGTGCGTCTTGCTCTGCCTGTGCCACAACTTGATCGTTTATAGTTTTTTCTCTGTTGTAGGTACTCATATAACTGGCAACAGATCCTTCGGTTGTTGCATCACCAATTATGTCTTTGAATTCTTGTGCGTCAACTAGGGTTTTCATTTTTAATCTTAGTAAGTGTGGCCACCAAGTCTGTGAAAATCCTTCTGCCGCTCTGTTTACATCTTCTACAACATAATATCTTTTCAATGCAATTGGTACGCTTTCGTCTAACGAATAATCTTCTTTCATGTGCGGAAATTCAATTACATCACCGCTCATTGGCTTCCTGCCTATTCTCTCTACTATATCATTCAGATGCACAGTCAAAAACAATGTGTCGTTCTGTAAGAACATGCCAAACTGTGATAGATTGAAATCTGCATCTTGTACGTTGTATATTCCCCTTACAGTATAAATGTCGCTTGAATATTTTCTATCCCTGTTTTCTAAAAATAACAAATCCTGTATGGTCGTTTCGTTTAGATCACTTCCGGTTACCCTGGGCTGGCTGGGTGATGCCGGACCGTCCTTGTTGGTGTCTCCCTGATCGTAGGGACCTAGGTATTTGTGTAGGTGTAGGTCTGTGCCGCCCACCTGAAACATCTCTTTGATGTTGCGATCGAAGAACTTGTAGTCATTGCCCTTTTCAGGCTTAAAAATGGATAATCTTGGCATATCATACATATTTATTGCACAGGCAATGACTATAAATATGAGTATGTCAGAACTACAAACAGGACAACAGGAAATTTTCGATTAC